GTCCCCGTAGTGGGGACCTGGTCAACCATGCGGCATAAAAGCCGATAGGACCTTGGTGATTAAACTGAAACAACAGACAGTCCTGTCTCCATACGACTAACTACCGTATAGGTCAACTGCTTCCAAAAGATGCAGTCGAGTTGCTTCAACCCTTTATCCTGCGTCCCGAACGCGCATTTTGCAATTCGGTGTATTAAAGGAGGTTGTTATGACCGCTCTAAAGTTTTCTTTAGTGCTGGTCGCCACGGTTTGTGTGATTCTTTATACATACATTCCCTGCGAAACTACGCAATGTTTTGAGTTGCGTGATATTTGGAGGGAATCACTATGTATGTAAGTTCCACACGTCCGACTTTGTATTCTGGCCCCTATGGTTACATAGGTTCTAGATATACAAATGGCTGCCAGCCGGCAGCAACTCGTTATACATCTGATCTAGGGTGTGCCATACGCAAGGAGTCTGTTATTTCCTGGCGCGGCCCCGTGGATAAGAATGTAGCACACGATTTTACAAGGTACTTGTTCAAGGAAAATTCCGAGGACTTGTCATTGTATACGTGTACAACGGGTGGATACACAGATGGAGGGGATAGATGGCTGATTGGTTTGCCATCACATCCTAACGTCCAGCCTGCGTTACCGTGGGGGTATGGATTGATAGATAATGATCTTATCAATTCATGCCATGACTATCTAGTAGCCCAGCTCTGGGCAAAGGCGAACCAGCCAAAGTTTGATCTGGCCGTTTTCCTTGCTGAGTTGGGCGAAACCGTTGCGTACATATGGGCTAACCTCAAGAACATTCTTGAACTCCTGTATAAAACGCGTGCGAAGATCAAGTCCTTTCGACATGCGGGAAACCGCAAGTCGATTGAAGGGGCTTGGTTAGAGTACCGGTACGCAATCCTTCCACTAATGTTAGACATCGAAAGTATTATTTCTTTATTCGAAGTCGAGCAGCCTAAAACTAAAATGAATGTTGGTTTTAAAGACGGGCCCATCAAGGACTCATCGAACCACTCGTTTAGTTTTAAGAACGGTATAACAATATCGTATGTATTTGAAAACAAAACTATCGTGAATATTCGCGGTGGTGCTGGGTTCAGATACGGTGTGAAGGTTGACCCTTCTCCATACGGCTCCAGCCTCACGGATGTTATTCGTGCTGGTTGGGAAGTCGTGCCATTATCGTTCATCGTCGATTGGTTTATCGGCGTTGGTGACTGGCTAACAGGCATGAGGAGTGTTTCTTATGACCTCTATGCTGGTTATTCAACGGTAGTGTATGAGAAGGAGACTAGTTTACGTCTCAAGAGTACCACTAATTGTAGTATTATACACTGTGGTGCTCTAACATCCTATACCTACGCAATGGTGCGTAGGCAATTAGGGCAACCTCCAGCGCTTCCTGTACTCAATCCGCTTAGACTTAAATGGTTTAGGCAACTTGATGCAGCTGCGCTTACAATCAGCTTTCTTGTGTCCTTAATACGGCGCAAGTAGCCAACTAGGAGTTAGCCATGTCTCTTGACGGCTGTACTTTGAACGAAGGGGGAACTTACACCCCTACCGGCGGATCAAGTGTTACATTTGACCGTACCGGTGAATCCATTGCCAATGGTGTTGTACTTGGCAACATGAGTGAAAGTGATTTCTTCGCTCGTGAGAAATTGTACGCAACCGTGCGTATGCCCTCACTTCAAGGTGACGGAGAGTACTCTAAGCAAAAGAACTCGATTCGCATCGTGCGACCGACGACTTTGGCCTCGGGTAAAGTTGTCTATAATCTTGTGCGGATAGAAACCGAAGTTCATCCGGAATCTGGAAGCACAGAAACGACAAACCTCCTCAGTCTCGGCATCGCTGCCGCGGCTGACGCTGATCTGACCTTGTTTTGGTCATCAGGCTCCCTTAAGTAAAGGAGTTCACAATGAAGAAAGGGCGTTCACGCAAGACGTACCAATGCGAGGAAATGGTAGACAACGTTTACCAACTCCTCGTCAATGATTTAATGCCTGGCCGTGCGAACTGGTTTGGATTCCGCGATTATAGCGGACCAAGCTACTTGCGCGCCTCGCCGTACTTATTTAAGAAACACGCTCAGTTAGAACATTTCTATAAGCGTGTTATAACATCACGAGACCGTAGTTTCGATGAGTTAAAGATAGAGTCCTTTGAGGATTTTATCAATAGCCAAGCGAATTATGGAGTGCCGCAAGTCCTTACGCGGCGTGCCACTATGGTCCTGGAACGAGCTCGTAATATTATTGAGGGCATACTTGGTGAATTCGATTATCTCGAGTTTAGCAAGCATTGTGCTTTTGGTAAGAAGGCGGCGAAGAATTTGCCGTTTGCGAAATCCTACCTGGATGTTAGAGTACGCACTCTAAATGGGACTCAGTCCCAAATTGAGTGGTTTAAGTTTGTTTTAGGTGAAGATATCCACCTGAATCGAGCTTGCAGGCGATACATCAAGAAGTCGTGTATCGTTAGCGTCATTGATCTGAAAGCTGTACCTAAAACGTTTAAGTCAGCTCGTACAATGGCTCCCGATACTGTTTGCGGCGGTTTTCTGTCGCGTGGGTTGGGTAGTTATTTCAGAGCAAAACTTGAGCGTGGGACTAGGATAAATCTAGCGACCCAACAAGAATGGCACAAGATTCTCGCTTCAAAAGCGTCGATCTCGCTATTCTGGGCCACGTTGGATATGTCCAAAGCCTCGGACTCTTTTGTTCGGGATCATTTGGTCTCTCTCCTACCACCGTCCTGGCTACCTGCAATAGATGTTTGTAGCCCACAGTTCATACAAGTGGGCAACCAAACTATCGAAGCAAAGTCGGTGATGTTGATGGGGAGTGGCCATACGTTTCCGTTGCAAACGCTGCTCTTTTATGCGCTTACAAAGGCTGTAAATGAGCTAAGTGGCAGTGAACTACCCGTTCACGTCTACGGCGATGATATTATTACGTGCCGAAAATATTCGGAGCGTGTCATCGTTTGCCTCGAAGAACTTGGCTTCCGTATCAATAGGGAGAAAAGTTTCTTTGGTGAGGACCACTTTCGCGAATCCTGTGGTGGTGACTACCACACAGGTGTAGATGTCCGCCCCTTCATGCCAGAATTAGATTGCACTGTTCCGCTATCTAAGAATGGTTACGTCGCTTTGCTGCATAAAATGGCTAACGGCCTTTTGGAGCGTTGGGATTATGAGGAAATTCCTCAGTCCTACGACTACATTATGGCGGAGCTATTAAAGCTGCGGCGACAACTTAACGTTGTACCTAATTTTGAAGGTCCGGAGGCGGGGTTAAAATTCGTTCCGCCTGTTTTCCGGTCCTTTGCCGTTCTTCCACAGCAGGTCTGGGTTCCCTTTACGGGTATACCAGGCACGATGTGGTATTGGAAGCTTGTGCCTAGAAATAGGCGTAGGCGACCAAGTTGCGAACGTGCTTATTATTGGTACTCGTTATCGCCATCAAGGGTTACTGACCCTTATGATGACGATTCTTCATCCCGACTTGATAGGAGGGGAGAAGAGAGCATGAAGGGCTCCCAACAGTACGGCTGGATTGCCAGTCCATACTAGGAGCAATGCAAAATCTTTCCAGCCTAGAGTTTAGGGCTGGGAGTGCGTCGTTAGCAAAAACG